CCAATGGACTTGTTGATGATGACCAAGGGTTGTTGCTAATGTCCTATTTTGCCAATCCTGATATGTATGAGTTACACAAGATGGATCCAAATGCACCACTTGAAGAAGTTCGTTCAATTTTGAGAAAGTTTAATAAGCATGAATAAACTGGTTATTTTTGATCTTGATGGTGTATTGATTGACTCACGTGATCTACACTATGAAGCATTGAATGATGCATTACATAAGGTTGGTGAACAATATGTAATTTCACGTGAAGAACACCTTAGCACTTTTGATGGTTTGAATACAACCAAAAAACTAAAGATGCTGACGCAGAAGAAAGGTCTACCAGTCGATACATACGATCAAGTGTGGGCAGACAAACAAGAAGCAACATTCAATCTCATTCGTGGTTTCAAGAAAGAATACTGGTTGCAGACCATGTTTCGCAAGATCAAATCACGTGGTTACAAAATTGCTGTTGCATCAAATTCAATCCGTGAAACTGTAAAAATATCTCTTATAAGTATTGGACTGATTGAAGAAGTTGATTACTTTGTCAGTAACGAAGATGTTAGCAGAACAAAGCCATATCCAGAAATGTACTGGAAATGTATGACTGCACTAAACTGTCTCCCAAAGAACACAATTATTGTAGAAGATAGTCATATTGGCCGACAAGGTGCTCTAGATTCTGGTGCACATCTTCTACCAGTTGAAAATGCGAAAGAAGTTAATTCTGAACCTATGATGCAAAGGATATATGATCTTATGAATACGATTGAAGGAAAAAGCAAGAAGTCTTTACCCTGGCGTGACAATAAACTGAATGTATTGATTCCAATGGCTGGCGCAGGCTCACGCTTTGCTTCTGTTGGCTATACGTTCCCAAAACCATTGATTGATGTTCGTGGTAAGCCAATGATTCAAACAGTCGTTGAAAACTTGAACATTGAAGCAAACTACATTTTCTTGGTGCAGAAAGAACACTATGAAAAATACAATCTCAAGTATCTACTAAACTTAATTGCACCTAACTGCAAGATCGTTCAAGTTGATGGTCTAACAGGAGGTGCCGCTTGTACTACATTGTTTGCCAAAGAGTATATTGATAACGATGCTCCTCTTGTTATGGCAAACTCTGACCAGTTTGTTGAGTGGAATTCCAATGAATGTCTATATGCATTTACAGCAGATTCGATTGATGGTGGTATCATCACATTTGAAGCTACACATCCAAAATGGTCTTATGCCAAACTAGATGACAATGGTTTTGTTTCTGAAGTTGCAGAGAAGCGACCAATCAGCAATCTTGCTACAGTTGGTATCTATTACTGGCGTCATGGTTCGGACTACGTTAAGTATGCTGAACAAATGATTAAGAAAGATATTCGTACCAACAATGAATTCTATGTTGCACCAGTATTCAATGAAGCTATTGGTGATGGTAAAAAGATTCGTTGTAAAAACATTGAGAAGATGTGGGGTATTGGTACACCGGAAGACCTAAATTACTTCTTGGACAACCATAAGGAATAAAAATGATTTTATTTGACGTTGGCGCACATCACGGGCAAGATTCTTTAGATAGAACACAAAACGATCCAAACGTAATTTGTTATGCGTTTGAACCAACACCTGAGTTAGCTGAGAATCTAAGGAAGGCCGCAGAATCAAGAAACATAAAAGATCGTTATCGTGTTTTTGAAACAGCCATTTCTGATTTTGATGGTGAAGCTGATTTTCATATGGTCAATGATGATACAGGTAGTGCATCGTTAAATGAATTTTCCGATGGCCTTGATAAAACTTGGCCAGGAAGAACAGACTTTGTTGTTCGTGCTTCTAAAAAGGTTAACGTATACCGACTTGATACATGGTTGTCAATTTATGCACCAGAAATTACTGAGATTGACCACCTACATATTGATGCTCAAGGTTCCGACTTGGCAGTATTGAAGGGTCTGGGCGAAAAACTTAAGATGGTTAAAACTGGAGTTGTTGAAGTACCACAGACACCAGAAGTTAGATTGTATAAAGGTCAACACACTAAAGAAGACGCACTTTCATTTCTAGAACAAAACAATTTTAAAATCACAGAAGTGAAATCACAGGTGAATGAAGATAATCTTTATTTTGAAAGAAAAGAATGAAAGTAGCATTGTTATTGACTGGACATATGCGTTGTTGGGAACAAGTATACACCAACACTAGACAACATATTATTGACAAATACAATGCAGATGTGTTCATTGAATCTTGGGATAGAGAAGCATATTGGGATCCACATTCAGAAAAAGGCGTAACTGAAAATGGACCAAAAGTAGATTTTGGTAAGGTTGTTCAAGCATATCATCCTGTTGTTCAAATGAGGACAGAATCTTTTGAACCATACGAAAAGAATTTTATTGAGAGAGCAAACCAATTCACAAACTTTTATCATGTACCTAAAAATCAGGTATCAATGTGGTTCAAAGTTGGTCGTGGTATGACCATGGTTGAGGATTATATGATGTTGACAGGACAGACATATGATCTCATAATACGTATGCGGCCAGATTTAGTTTTCAATGAACCTCTACCAAATTTTGATCCTAACAAGTTCTATACACTTGGTTACCGAAATCACATGGGACAAGGCACATCGGATATGATTCAGGTCGGAAACTTCTTCACAATGAGTTTGTTCTGTAAAGTGTTGTATCATTTACCACAACTCTACAAAGAAACCGGACTTCTTTGCCCACATGTTATCTCTGAGCATTTCATTCGTAGGCTTGGTCTTCCTTGGGAAGAATTCATGATTAACAAAACCATAATGCACACACCCCTAGGTGAGTATAAACATAAGAGTATGTACCAATGATTTTAATTGCACACCGTGGTCTAACTGAAGGACCAGATGTTGACTTGGAGAATCGTCCAGAACAAATTGAACTCACACTTTCGAAAGGTTTTGATTGTGAGATTGATGTTTGGAGAAAAAAAGAAGAATGGTTCTTAGGACACGACCGACCAGATTATAAAGTCGATGAAAAATTCATTGGTCAAAAGGGACTGTGGTTACATTGTAAAAACTTGGATGCGTTATTGGAACTCAGTACAAGACCAATACAATATGAATATTTTTGGCATCAAGAAGATGACTTCACATTAACTTCTGGCCAATATATTTGGACCTATCCAGGAAAACTATTGACAAGGAATTCTATTGCCGTGCAACCGGAAGCAAGACCTGATTGGTGGACATGGACAAAAGCATGTAAGGACATAGCAGGGGTATGTACAAAATATGTCGAAGAATTTATCAATGAAAATAGCACTATGCCTTTCGGGCCAACCCCGAAGTTATAAAAAAGCATACGAATACATCAAAAGAAATCTACTGGATCAATATGATGTGGATGTTTACATCCATGCTTGGAGACCAGTAGGTTCAAAACTTTTCGTCTTTGATGATATTCAAAGCATGTACAGGCCAGTACAATTTGTGATGGAAGATAGTCTTCCGGAAAGCACAAATTCAGACCTAATTGTACCAAATGCTTCTCATCCAGCAAATTTCTGTACCTCGATGTTCTACTCTATACATCGTTCGGACAACTACAGAATTCGAAATGAAACTTCATCCGACAATAAGTATGATTTCATCGTTCGTTCCAGATTCGATTTAGCACTAAACAAAAGAATAGACTTCAGCTCACTGGAGAAAGATGTACTGTATGTGTCAAAAGACACTGATGGACCAAACCCACTATTGAATGACCAGTTTGCTATTGCCGACCCAGATACAATGGCAATCTATTCTTCTACCTTCCTATTTCTAAGGTGGCACTCAACCAGAGGTGTCCCCCTGTGTGGTCATTCTATGTTAGAAGCACAACTTCAGCATTTTGGTGTTCCTGTTGAGAGGATTGACATTGACCACCCGTTCACCGATGGCAAATTTAATATAGGAAAACACTCATTAATTCGTGATGATATGGATAAATGGGTCGATACTAAAATCTGGGGCTACTAAATAATCCATAGTCACAGCGTACTATTAGAGGAATTAATGCTACCTTTCAGAACATACCTTAGGGAAGAAGCTGATGCTGAAGCCGAAGGTGAAAAATTAAAACACATTGAGCACTTGGAAGACCATCCAATCAACGATGGTGCTAAAGGTTTCGAGCACGCCGTTGGAGCATTGGAACAAGCTAAGAACCATATAATTATGGGTGCCAATGATTCCACACTGACTATGAAGCATGATGGTTCACCATCCATTGTTTATGGACACCATCCAGAAACTGGTAAGTTTTTCGTTGCTTCCAAGTCAGCTTTCAATAAGAATCCAAAGATTAATTACACACCAGCCGATGTGGACAAGAACCACGGACACGCTCCTGGACTGGTTAACAAACTCAAAGATGCACTAACACATCTACCCAAGATTACACCAAAAGAAGGTGTATACCAGGGTGATGTATTGTTCTCCGGTAACGATAAAAAGGTGGAAAACGGTAGAGTTCACTTTACTCCAAATACAATTACATATTCCGATGATATCAATCAGGAAGATGGTAGGAAAATTAAAAAAGCTAAATTTGGTATCTACAATCACACACAATATGTCGGAAAAACAGGTAAATCTATGACTGCAAATTACAGTCCAGACCTGGCTAATTTTAAAGATCATACGGATGTGTATCACAGAACACCTGGTCACGACACATCCAAAGTTAAACTAAAGCCAGCGGCCGAGGCTCAACATAATGCCCATGTAGCCGCCGCAGAAAAGATTCATAATGCACATGGTAGCTACATGTATGACGCACTTGAAAACCCAGGCAATCTAGGTTCATTGCGTGACCATGTCAAGACCTATATAAATTCTACAGTAGACACACAAGAACCACCTACTGTAAAGGGTTTGCAAAAACACGTTGAAAACAAATATGTAAAACAGATTGACAAAGTTAAAACTGATGCCGCTAAGAAAAAGTACCAGGACGAATTAACTTCACATATCAAACATACTAACCTACATAAACAAAACTTACAAAGAGTATTTGACGTACATCAACATTTACAACACGCAAAAAATGTCCTGGTACACACTTTGGCACAACATACTGGTGGTCTGACACATGAGGTTAGAGGTCAGCCAGTTAAACCAGAAGGGTTTGTAATTAACCACGAAGGTAAGTTGTCAAAACTAAATGACAGAAACGAATTTAATAGACTAAACAGGCTAGCAAGACAAAGATGAAATCTTTTCTACAATTAACGGAAGAACAAAACAAAAAGCTGGCGATGCTTTTTGGAAGAATGAATCCACCAACAGGTGGAACTACCAAAAAAGAAGATGGTACAGTTGAATACAGGGGACATGAGGAGAATGTCGAAGGTCTAAAAAAAATGGCCGCAAAACAGGGTGCCGACCACTTGGTTATCGCATCACATTCTCAAGATGCAAAAAAGAATCCATTATCACCGGATGTTAAACTGAAACACTTAAAACGTGCTTTTCCAAATACAAACATCACAACATCCAGTAAAGAAAAACCAACAATTTTACATCATGCCGCAGAAGCACACAAGAAAGGTTACACACACATAACTATTGTTGCTGGTGGAGACCGTGTCCAAGAATATAAGAAACTTCTACACCACTACAATGGTAAAGAAGGACGCCACGGCTTCTACAACTTCAAAAAAATTGAAGTTAAATCTACTGGTGAACGTAAAGAAGGTATCTCTGGTACCGACATGCGTAATCATGCACAGAATAATGATTTTTCTTCTTTCCATAAAAATCTCTCCTCACACATGCAAAAGAATCCTGGACACGCAAAAGAGTTGTTCAAGGATGTTCGCAAAGGTATGGGTCTGACAGAGAGTAAAGAACATGGCATGTTCAAAGCAATTTTCGTTTCTGGTGGTCCAGGTTCTGGTAAAGATATTATCATCCGTGAAGCAATTGCAGAAGCAAATGCAGTTGAAATCAATGCAACATTGGCCGCTTCTATTCTAGCAGATAAGCATAAGTTAGCAGAACAAAGCCGTGATATTCGCCGTGAAGCTGTAAGAAATCGTCAACCATTGATTATCAATGGAACTACAGCAGAACAAGAAAACATTCTGTACATCAAAGAAGAACTGGAAGAACTTGGTTACGAAACAATGATGATTTTTGTCAATACAACAGACGATGCATCCAAGAAGCGTAACGAGGGTCACGAAAGAATGATGGCTGAGTCCATCCGCCGTGAGCGTTGGGAAGCCACACAAAAGATTTCTGAGTCATTCAATAACTCATTTGCTAAGTATCTGGAGTTTGACAATTCGTTGGATCTAAACGAAGCTGATGTATTTGAGATTGCACAGAAAGAGGAAGACATTTCCATCATCTATGAAATGGCCAATTGGTTCTTTGACATGGAAGTTGCAAATGAAATCGCAGAATCGTGGAAGTATGACCATGAAATGGGTGATTATGATAAGTTAATCGAACAGATTTTCAATCGCACTCAAAATACACCAATGACGGATTATGGTAAGAAAAACCGTGAGGCGACAGTACAAAAAGAAATTCAGAACCTACGCAAAAAGAAGCAACAGCAAAATGCGGAGATTCAGAGATCAATTGAAACTTTAAGAAATCGAATGAGATTTGAGGAGAAAGAAAATGTTCAAAACACTAGCAAGACTATTCATGCCGAAGCAGCCAACTGCACCTGCGGAGACAAAACCACATCCACTGGACGGACCAACCAAAAAGGCGGTACTTACAAGCGCCTCAGACTCCTCGACAACATCTGTCCAGCCTGCCAGCTTACCGCCAAAGCAGGAAGACCAGATTCCGTTACTGACGGAGACATTGCCTCCAACACCAAGTACACCTTCAGAACCTACCACGAAGGTTCAGAGCCAACCATCGAAGTCAAGCCGGAGCCAAAAGAAACCCGCTTCCAGCAAGACAACGACAAAATCAAAGCCAAGAAGCAAAAAACCAGCCCAGCCCAAGCAGGCAAAGTAATGAAACCTGCTGGTGTATCACCCGAGTATGATACACGGGGTTCAGGTACTGTCTATCCAATGTCCGGTCTTGGTATGGTAACATATAGAGAACAGACCGAGAATAAATATGGTAGTACCGCAGAGGTAACACGCAAATCATTTACTAAATTCAGGAAAGAATCTATTGATTCA